CTTATCTCTAATTCTTTGTTTAACCATTTCAACTGCTCTAGCACTATTCTTTTGCTGCTTTAACATACGTACTTTTCTTTGAGCATCAGTTTCATTGTTTCTTGTATGGTTAGCAGTAGTAGCATCTTTTTTCTTTGGTGAACTAGGATCACCACCTGCCATTGCAATACGATCTTTAATCTGATCGTATCCTTCTTCTGGAATATAACCCTCTTTGTTTATTCCAAGAACTGCTCTTAATTTTTTACCTGCTGAATATGGATTTTCTTTTGCCTTTCTTTTTCTTGTCTCTGCTTTTATTGATGACATCTTCAAAGCATTAGAAATTTTAGCACGCTTACTATTGTACTTTGGTTTAGGATTTACCTTGTCTATTAGACGAGCGACTTTCAATCTCTTACTAACTGTAGGATCACCATATTCTTTTATGATCTCTTCTTTAGTAACTTTAGATTTTTTCTTTTTATCCTCACTATGATCGCAACCACAAGATTCAGCATAGTTTTGGAATGATTGAAGATGGTTCATTATGCCATTTGATTATTAGATGGATTTCTAGGACAATTTTTTTCGTGTTTTTCAATCCACGTTTTAGGTCTCCAATGTCCTTTAGGAGACTTCAATCCACAATACGCACATACCCATTGACCATTAATATCTTGTATCGCCACGGATTAACCTCCGACGACTTGTACTTGTTCTACAACTACGTCCGCAGAACCTGCTGTTAACTTAACAGTTCTTTGTAACATAGGAACAGTGTTAGCGATTACATCAGCATCACTGATTGCGTATGCAGAACCTGCACCTGACGCATCAATGTCTGTAGTAATTGTTATGTCACCAACTGCTGTCACTTTCTTACCTGCTGATGCAGCAGATTCAAAGTCTGTTCCAAAACCTGTGTCACCACCATCTATAGTTTGAATAAAATCTCCTACAGCAAAACTGTGACGACCACCTGCTCCTGTACCGTGTCCACCACCTGCAACAGTAAATACTGAACCGTTAGCATTAGTTGCACCAGTAATACTAATATTTTTTGATTTACCTACTGAAAGCAAAACTGCTTCCCCTGCTGCAAGTGTAATAGCAGGACCGCTATCAAACTTTATGGTTGATGCAGATGCAGCATATGCACGTACAACTCCACTTTTAACGACGATGTAAGCAGTACCTGAACCACTCACTGTCGTAGTATCTAAGACATTTAATACAGACATCGACTTTTTGACACAAGATTGTTTTTACTATTTATCCTCTTTCTGTTTCTGTTTGAGGAATTTCGCAAGATCAGCAGTGCTACCAACAAACATTGTGTTGTTAGTAACGTTACCTGTTACAGCACCTTTCGGACCTTCTTCTAATTCTTGCATTTTTTTCTGAAGGTCTATTAGTTTATCCGTGGCATCTGCCACGTTCTTAATAAGATTACCTGCTACCTCATAGGCACGTGGTGAATCTGTTTGTTGTGATAGTTCTAGGATTCCGTCTACCGCTTCCTGTCCCTTGTCAATTAACGAATACAAATTGCCACGAGTATATTCGTAGTCTTTTTTAACTGCTTCGTTTTCTTTTACAGGTGTATCTTCTACTCTTTCTAATGCAGGTTTCTCATCTTTAACGATGGATGTCTCTACATCAAGAGCGTCTTCAATACCGTCGAATTTACTCGTCGTTTCCTGTGACTGGGTTTCTTGATTTTCCATCATTGAATTCACTGAATAGTTCATTAAAACCAAAATCATCATCTGGATCAGAAGTGATTGGGTCTGGTTCGACCGTGTATCTCATCTCACGAGGTGCACTTGTTTTATTATCAGTGCTAGTATCAACGATTGCCTTACGGATGAGTTCTTTCTCACCGTCAAGGACAGGACCGTAGATGTATGTTTTGCAAGTGAAAGTTAGTGTATATATAAGAGTTCTTCTTGTTGTGTAGTCACCTTCGTAATCATCATCATAGGATATTGTATTCAGAACCGTTGGAAAATCTTTTTTCTCCTGTAACTGATCGTTCAGTTGTACAGTGATATTAAATGTGGGTTGGAAGAATGGAAGTATTTGTTCTAAGATTTGTAAACCGTCATCTTGATTCTTTGAAAGAATTGCTAACTCAAAGTCAACGTTGTACGGTACTGGCATAAACGCTTTTTGTAGGTCAGTTCCAACAGAAGTCCTAACTCTTTGTGTTGGGGAAACCTTTCTTGTTGCGTCGTAACTGAAACCAGAAATCTCAAACGAAATCCTAGGAAGCGTAATTTGAGTCGCATCTTTCCTAGTTAAATCTCCTACTTGTTGAAGTCTTGCTAAAAACTTTTGCTTAGGTCCATATGCCAAAGGCACTTTCATATATTCATATTCCGTAGCACTTTTTTTTCTACGAATTTCTATGTTATTAAACAACGTACCGAAAGCAATAACTGACTTTCGGAATATTTCATTGTATGTATATGTACCTAACATTAATTAGCACCTCCAAAATCACCAAATGGATTCCCTTCTGAGAAATCAATGATTCCATCAGCAAGGGTTTCAAACGAACTATTTGAATCGTATTCGCTCGATGTATTATTTAGTGTATTATATGATGCAGTTGTCCAAGCAGCACTTGATGACTGCCCTGTTATAGTCTCTGGAATTGTAAATATTCCAGTTCTATTAAAGACTTGTAATTGTCTATTAGTAGAATCCCAAGACTTAACCTCTGCTGTAATATTAGAGGTTCCACCTGCCACCACTTCACCGACTGTAAAGTCTCCAGTGCCACCTGTGGCAAAGTTGATAGTGATGGATACTGAGAAGTCCTGTTCGATTTGATCGATTGCAGTAACTCCTGTATCGAACTGCTCGTCGCTGAACTCGAAGAGTTCACACTTAAGACCCCATACGTGGATCTTACCTAACTGGTAGAAAGGTTGTTCGTGCTCAACGAACATAATTTTAAATATTTTATTTGCCATAGGGAAGTAAACCAAGTCTCCTTCGTTAGGTCTTCCTTCCACAATCAGTTGTGCATTATCATCAACTGCTTCTGTAAATCTTTTTCTTGATATTATAAATGTAACTTGATCAGAAATCCTTACACCAAACTTAGTAAAGAGATCACCATCACCAGTAAATCCAGTTGGATCTTCAATATATGCTTCTATCTCATAGGCATCATCAAACTTAGACAAAGCATCTTCAGTAAATGTTGTATCTTCATTTACTAAAGTTCTAGGCATATAGAAGACATTCTTTCCAAACATCTTTATCTGTTCTACAACAAGATTCTCTATAAGATCTTGTTCACCAGTTGTGCCCTGTGTAAAGTAGGAGTTAGTTGCCATTATCCAATCATATCCATTGGTGGTTGTTCGTATGTAGTACGAAGTTGTTCTTCTAACTGCTGAAGTTCCTCTACAGCATCACTATAAATTTTCTCACCATTTAGAGTAACACCACCAGGGAGTTGAACGTTTTGGAACTTAGTTAAATTTGTTCCCCAATATTTTTTAATCATTGCAGTGCTATAATCCTTAACCCACATCTCATTATAGATTTTTGTAAAGTTAACTGGATCTAATGCACGAACACAATCAATAACAATATACTCACCCTCACGAATATCAGTATTAGTATCAAAGTCAATATATAAACGACCAGATGTATGAGTAAATCTTGTAGGTTTCATTCCTTCCAATAAGAAATTAATTGTCTCAAGATGTGTTTGAATCATATAATAATGATAAAACTGTGTTGATGTAAAATCAAACAGATCATTCAATCTTAACTGATAACGAATGTCAAACATATTTGCAGTACCTTTGTCTTGGAAAGTAAAGATACCATTAACAGCAGTTATGAAATCAGGTAATGTTAAAAAATTATTCTGCGTCTTAAAATCTGTAGTGCCTACAGTCTCTGTAGTATCTGCTTGAAACGCATCTACTTCAGCCTGAGTCATCTGATGTTTTAGATAAACTTTTTCTGAACCACCATAATGATAAATCTGAAACTTCTCGATAGTATAATCGATAGCATCATCTATTTGATCATCAGAAACGTTCACTTCTAATACAGGTTTACCTAATCTGCGAAGTGCGTATTCTTTTAGTGTTGCTTTAGAGGTTGGAGTTGCCATATTAGTTGTTTTGTAACTTAACCATTACAGTCTCCTTTTGCATAGGAGCGACATCATTTAATCCATTAGCATCGAACCAAGGAGCAGTCTCCCAGTCAAATCCTTCACCAAATGTATTGTCGGGTGCCATAACATACCAATGACATTTAGCGTCAGGTATATCAACAGCACACACTGCCCAATCGTCTGCCCACTGTGGAACTTGCACATACATCACTGGTAAGTGATTGGCAAATAATGAAAGTATAAAAGAAAAGAAAATCATAATGCAGCGATTGCTATTTTAAATGCAGCAAATGATGCTGAGTTTGCAACGGTTGTCTTGAGAGTTGCAAGATCAATCGTTTCTGCCTGTAACGCAGAGTCTGCCTTAACACCTTGTGCAGCAGTAGCATAATCAGATGATGCAGTTGCAGCAGCAGTACCTAATGTAGGTTTGTTGCTTAAGTCATTATAATTACCAGAGAATAATGAAGGTAGTCCACTCAAGTTACTGTAAGCACCTGTTGTAGCAACAGTTGCTAGTGATGGTGTACCACTCAAATCACTATATGCACCACTTGTTGCAACAGAAGCAAGAGAAGGAGATCCACTCAAGTCACTGTAAGCACCAGATGTTGCAACAGAAGCAAGGGTAGGAGTTCCAGTCAAATCACTGTAAGCACCAGTTCCTGCAACAGTAGCAAGAGAAGGTCCAGTAATAACACCAGTACTACTATTGTAGGTGATGTTTTGTGTTGCTGAAATTGATTGACGAGCACGTGCAGTTGTGAAGTACTGGTTAGATCCTTCAGATATATCATCTGTATCCTTAGTTGCTAACTGGGTATCAAACCTAGCATTGGTATAGAATATATTTGTTGAACCTTCAGTAATATTATCAGTATTAATGTCTGCCTGAGTAACAGATAAACCACCAGAACCATCGTGTGTAATTCCTGTGCCATATGTAAAGTGTGATCTTGTTCTAGCAGCAGTGGTGAATAAGTTAGTTGAACCCTCAGTTACGTTATCAGTATTAATATCTGCTTGTGTTACAGATAATTGACCTGCTCCACTTAGTTCAATACCAGTTCCATATGTAAAGTGAGTTCTTGTTCTAGCAGCAGTTGTAAAGAGATTAGTTGATCCTTCTACAACACTATCTGTATCAAACTCAGAGAATGAGAATGCTAATGTATATGTATTAGAAGCATCATCGTAAGTCTTAGTAAGTCCTGTACCTGCAACTATAAGAGCATCAATTCTGTCATCAACTCTTTCGTCTGTATAGTATAGATTTGTAGATCCTTCAGTAAGAGCATCTGTGTCGTGGTTAGCAATACTACCAACTTGTGACTGACCGAAAGTAATAGTTCCAGTAATGTTTAAGTTACCTTGAATCTCAAAGTTTGTAGAACAAACAAAGTTACTTACAGATAAAGTGTTTGAACTAGGAACATATTTAAAGTTATCTGAGTCAGTTCTTATTTCAGTGTTTCCAGTTGTAGCAGAAACAAATGTTGGGAAGAATGTAAGGTTAGAACCTGTGGTGTTTGTTACATCAACTAGAGATGCAGTATCAGCATTACCAGTCAAGTCACCTGTTACGTTACCAGTAATCTGACCTGTAACTCCAAGTGTGCTTTGTAAAGTTACACCATCTTGAACATTAAGAGTTCCAGTAATATCAGTGTTACCTGTAGGTCCATCTACAACAAACTTGACTCCTGCTGATCCACCGACTGATAAATCGTCACCAACAAATGCTTTCTTCTTAACTGATAAACCACCATCTGTATGTACAGAAGCAGCACTATCGTTATATGCAGAAGAATCTGTTACGTTATTTGCTTGTACAAGACCTGCAAATGTAGCAGCACCTGATGTGACATCTATACCAGAATTAAAGTCTGCGTTACCATCTACATTCAAAGTTGAATCTAAGTCAACTGCATTAGATACGTCAAGTGTACCTGCAATATCAGTATTACCACTTGGACCTGCAACGTTAAATTTATTAGTGTTGATGTTAAATGAACCACCAACATTTAAGGTTGATTGTAAGTTTGCTGTAGAAGTAGCAATGAGTGAGGATATAGTTGTTGTTCCACCTGTTACATCAAGTGTTCCACCAACAACTGTATTACCTGATGGTCCGTCTACAGTAAAGTTACCTCCACCAATATCAAAGTCATCTCCAATATATGCCTTCTTAGTAACTGCTAAACCACCTGCTGTAAATATTGCAGCACCGTTATTGTTTGCAGCAGTTGCTTGTGCAGTAGAATTTGCTCTTAGTTTCTCATCGAATGTTACAATACCACCAACACCAAGAGTTCCATCTAATGTGCTATTTGTATATACCTTTAAGTCTCCACCAATACCAGTATTACCTGAGATAGATGCACCACCTGCTGATACTCTTAATGCACCACTAGATGACCAAGATCCACCAAGAGTTGCATTGGTAGCATTTGTAAGAGTTGTTACTCCAGTTACACCTAAAGTATTAGTAACATTAGTAGCACCTGATACATCCAAGGTATTACCTAATGTCGTTCCTAACGTCACTCCAAGCGTCCCTGAGAGGGTTGTATTGCTTGTGACACCCAAAGTACCACCAACGCTTAGATTAGAACTTGCTCCAACAATATTTACAGATGAATTTAAAGTAGATACTCCGTCTGCTCTAAATGTTCCTGCAACTAATGTATTACCTGTAGCATTAGCAACTGTAAATTTATTTGTGTTGACTCTAAAGTCATTTGTTACATCGAGCGTGCCATCAACGCTGACATTTCCACCAAACGATCCATCGTCATTGACTGTGAGGTCGTCACCGACATATAGATCAAGTCCAATACCCGCACCACCACCAACAATGAGAGCACCTGTAGAAGAATTCGTTGCATTTGTAGTATCAAATAATTTGATGGAACCTGCGTCTAAACCAGATCTAGTACCAGTAAATACTTCAGAACTATTAGTTGCATTGTGATAGAAAGCAAACCTAAGTGCTGAATCGTCCCACCCGAAGAATCCTATTTTAGCAGATGAATCGTAATATCGGAACTCTACACCACGATCTTTTGCGTCATCAGAACCAGGAGCAGTATCACCACCTAATGTAATGATAGGATCGTCCACAGTAATAGTAGTACTGTTTACTGTAGTTGTGCTACCGTGAACTGTTAAGTTACCATCAACTATGGCATTACCACCAACATTGAGATCTTGTCCTGAACTCAGTGTAACTGGGGCTGTGAATTGAGAAGTAGCATTTACTGTTAATGCGTCACCAGATGCGTCACCAATAGTATTCTGTGCACCATTTAAAGTAACGTCTCTATTTAAAGTAACATCTCCGTGGACGGTAAGTGTTCCTGCTGTTGCTGAACCTTGTCCAGTTCTACCTATTGTTGTATTACCAGATTCTCCAAGAACTGTAAATTCTGTTGTATCTCCAGAGTTAAGTTTACCAATATAAAGGTCATCACCAATATAAAGATCAGTAGCGATACCTGCACCACCATAGACTCTTAAGTTTGAAGTATTATCTGTAGCATATGAAGGTGTATAAGCAACTGTTGATCCTGCACGTAATTTATATCTTACACGTAAGTAGTTCTGTGTACTAAATGTCTCAGTTGTTCCTAAGTCTTTTTGGTTAATAGCACCATTAATGTATAGATCTGAGTTAAACAGAGTGTCACCTTCAACGTAACCACCACCATCAAAACGGAAAGACCCGTAATCTCCACTAGATATGATGAAATCGTCTTGAGCATTAGTACCTATAGTTGGTGTGTCAGTATCCTCGTGATGGAAGAAGTTACCTAGATTTAAAGTTCCCTCTATATCTGTATTACCATTTGTGGTACTGATTTGAAATTTTTGTGCACTACCATTAGTAAGAGTAAATGTCTTACCAGTAGTATCCATTAAGAAATCATTATGAATTGTTACATCGTCATCAACATCAAGAGTTGCATTAAGAGTAACGTCGCCATCTACATTTAGAGTTTGATCAAAGTCTACTCCTTGTTTGGTGTTGAGTGTTCCTTCGATAATTGTATTACCGTTATCAGTGTCAACCGTAAACTTATCAACAAGACTAGCAGTGCGTATTTTGAATTCTTTTGCATCGGCAGTAACAATTAAATTGTCTGTGATCTCAGTTTCTAACTGAACATCTAATGTACCTTCAATAATAGTATTGCCATTATCAGTATCAACAGTAAACTTATCTACACCCGCAGCAGTTTGTATTGCAAACTCTTTATTATCTGCTTTGATAATTACATTATTGTTGATTTCTGATTGACCTGCAATAGTAACAGTTCCACCAATATGTGCGTTCTCGGAAAGTCCGAAACCACCAGTTACTACTAAAGTACCTGTAGTTGTTGATGTAGAACCTGTATTAGTTGTAAGTGCTAAGTTACCTGCTATTAAAGGAGCATCAGTTCCAGAAAATACTTCTGAAGTATTAGTTGCATTATAAAGGAATCTATACCCACCTGTGCCTGTCCAGATATTTGCATTGGCATAATCTTCATCCCAACCAAAGAATCCAACACGTGCCTGACTATCGTAGTATTTAATCTCAACACCACGATCTTTATTATCGTCAGCAGTGGGGGCAGTGTCTCCACCAAGAGTAATGATGGGGTCATCTACCGATATTGTTGTACTATTTACTGTGGTTGTAGTTCCGTCTACTTGTAGATTACCACGTACTTGTACTAAACCTGTTGCAGCATCATCGTCACCTGGATCTAATACCATAGTGGCATCACTGGTTCCGATAGTATTCTGCTGTAAGTAGAAATCTTCTACTTGAACTTTTGAAGCAACATTAGTTGCTGTGATAACGATACCATCATCTGATGTTACGTTTATCTTTGCTGTTCCTGATCCTGCATTATTTGAGGTAATGTCAAGAGTTCTATTTACAGAAGAGTTTACGTTATGATGAATTAAAAGAGAACCTGATGAACGTTCTATTGTTTGTAGAGGTGTGTTTCCAGGTCTGTCAAGTTTTATAAGTGCACCACTAATATGAGTATCAACGTTAATGTCTACTCCACCTGCACCAGTATTATCTACATTGTTAGCAGTAAATAATAAATTTCCACTGGTATCATTTACAGTAACATAATTAAGATAATTAAATCCTCTATATCCAGTTGTCGCTGTTAATTCTTGATCTAATTCAAAAGTTTCTACAGTATTACCATCAGCAAATCCCACTCTAGTGTTTTGCATCTGAGTGTTATCAACTGCAAGTGCTGCAATAGTAACGTGACCATTTGCATCTACATCAAAATCTTCTTGAGCAAATGATGCTAAACCTTTTTGTTCTGTAGCAGCAGCATTGAGGTATCTCCAATTACTTACATCGCCACTTGTATGAGTAGGTGCTCCTTGTCCTGCACCAATATTTGTTATTGCCTGATATACTTTGCTTGCATTCTCAATAATATCGTATCTATTATATGTTGAACCTGCATTATAGGTTGCATACTTTGAACCTTCAGTTGCAGTGGCAATCGGTACAACGGTTGCTTGTGTAATTCTTCCATATCTATCAACGGAAAACTTAGATGCGTTTACAGTTTCTGTTCCGAATGGTTCACCATTAGCACCGTTAGCGTCTACAGATGTTAATGATTCAACATTATATGAACCCACAACAACCGCAGTATCAGCAAGGTCAATAAATGGGTTAGATGATACACCATCAGGTGTAGTAAATATAACTCTACCTGCACCACCAGTTAGGTTTCTAGTTGTAATTTGTCCTGTAGCAGTTCTAGTTAATAGACCAAAGGTGGTTATGTTTGCTAGTGCTGTTAAGTCACTATCTAATCCTTGTGCGTCAGTAATACCATATTCTGCAAGTGTAGATGCCAAACTAGCACCAACAACCCTACCTCTTGAGTCAACTTGAACTCTAGAATATAGAGCAGTTGCATCAGGATCGTTAGCATTATAATGTGGAAGAGATGTAACTAATTCTAAGTTTGTGGCAAGGTTCAAGTTTGACGAACCGTCAAAAGATCCAGATCCAGTTACAGAACCAGTTAACTGAATTTGTCTTGCAGATGCAAGTCTTGTAGAAGTAGAAGCATTTCCAATTAAAGTTGCACTAACAGCACCCGCCTCAAAGTTACCGTCAGCATCTCGTTTAACAAGAGTGTTAGCAGCATTTGATTCAGTTTCTATCGGTCTCTCATAACGCAGAGAGTTCCAAGGTGTAACACCGTCTCCGATCTTGATACGTGAAGTATCGATCTCGATTCCCAGTTCACCTTGAGCAAGTATAGGGTTGATGTTTGCCCACTGTTGAGCACCATCACGTCTTAATTGGAGTCTATTTGCCATTGTTTATTAAGGACACTATCGCCTCTTTGATATTTATAAGCAAAATAGAAAGGGACCGACGGTCCCTAACGATTATTCTGCATTTACTTCGTCTACCGTATTAGTTTTTAGGTATTCTAGAGTCTCAATAGCACCTTGTAATTTGAGCATTTGAGTCTCATTATCTTTTACTTTTGCTACGAGTTGTTGGTTTTCATCACGTAGTTTTGTGTACCTGCTTTTGAAATCGTCGAGAAGTTCTTTCTCGTCCATTGTCTCAGGTGTTTCTACAGTCATTGTTGTTTCTCCAGGAATGATTTTAATAGAGATTTGATCTCGGTCAATTCAGATTTTAGCACAGAAACGTCGGTTTGTAAGTTGGAAACTTCCTTCTCTTTCATCCTACGTTTTTTTGCTGCACTACCGCTAGTTGCATTAATATTTAGCACAGCACCAGAAGAGGTATCTCGAACTAAGTTAGGGTGTCCTCTAACCTCTTGGTATTTTGGTTTCATT